TTATGCCATTAGCGCCCCTTATTTGCAGCGCCTGGCTGTCTAAGTCTACGCTGCCTGTACCAGTATTGCCGCTAGTGTCTAAGTCTTCGGCTGTTACTGTCTGGTCTACATAGTCTTTTACAGCTGCGCTAGTAGGTAGGCTAACGTCGTCGTCATTGTTTGCTATACCGTCTGCCTCGTTTATAAATTTATTTATAGTAACGTCTTCGCCTCTTACTTTTATTTGTCTAAAACTTACAGTATTTGACGCGTCAAGGTTGCCGTCTGTGTCTAATTTGATCCCAGAGCTGTTGCCTAAACCGTCTGTAATTGCTTTTGGCGTTGCCGACAAAGGCGTTTCGTCGCTAGTTTTTAATAAACCCTCGTACGTTTGCGATATTTTTTTACCTGTTAATGCACTCATTTTTTATGTTTTTTTTATTAAGGTCTAAAACAGCTAGGTTTTGAGCTTATATTTATGCTGTCTGTATTTTCTATATTGCCCCAGCCGCTATTTGTAACCATAGGACAGTAAATACTACCCCAGTTTGTTGTATTTGCCATTTTTTTGTTTTTTGTCTTTACGTAAATAGCTTACTAGCTTTTTTACATTTATGCTTTTTATCTTATATTGTTTTCTCATAGTACCCAGCCTGTAAACGCCGCGCTTTTTTCTGGCGATAATTGCTCGTTTTTACTTTCAAAATATTTAGGAAATTTAGCCGCCGCATGAAAACTCATAAAGTCAATAAAACGCCTAGTATAAAACTGCGCGCTACTTAGATGCTTTTGTACTAAATAGTCTACTTCGTCTTTACTTACGTTTGCGCCTGTTTCGCTGGTAGTCTTAAATAAACCGCCGTTTTTAATTTGGTACGAGCAAAAAGGCAAGTAGTCTACCATAGCGAAATGTATAAGCATAGGCTGTAAAAAGTCTTGTAGCAATGCCTCTGTGTCAGCGTCTACGTTGCTGTTTAGTATTTTATTAGAAATTTCGTCATATAACGCGCTGCCGCAATACTGCAAAATATGCGTCTGCTGCGCTAATTTTATTGACTGTATAAAAAGGTCCGTATCTACGTTACCGTTTATTATAGTGTTTTTTACTAAGTCTGTTCTATTTATAAATAATGCTGTTGCCATAGTTTTATCTGTAATATCCGTTATTTGGCATATTTGCTGGGTACATAGCTACTTCTTTTGGGTTTTTAATTATACGCGCCTCTGACCTTAAACTTGGGTCTAGCTCGTTAATTTTTTTAATAGCTTCAGTAACCGTAATTTTCTTATTATTTTTTCTTAAATAAACCCTACGCTCGAAGTAGTGGCGGCAGTTGGGGCCGCCCTTAAAAAGAAAGCAATTATAATTGTCTGCGCCGTCGATACCAAAGCCAGGGTTTACGCCGTCAGCGTTACCGTTATAGTTTGGGTTGTCGCTGTCTAGGTCTTCTACGCGGTATATTTTTTTAGCGTTCCACATTTTTTTACAAAATTCGCGCTGGGGGTTGTTGTTGCCCATGTATGCGTAGCGTACTTTTAGTATTAAAGTGTCCTGGTCGCTCTTTTTACTTGGCGTACTTCTTACTGTGCTAGCTAAATTTAAGCTGCTATGTAAAACGCTGTCGTATTCGTTTGCTGGCCTGGCGTCTATTAAGTCGTAATTTTCTAGGTCTTCGTCTTCGCCTATTGTCATTAAACGCTTGTATAGCTCTTCACGTATTTTGTCGGCGTCGCTCAATGGTACGCAATTAGGCACCGTTTCGCCGTCTTTTATTTTTGTACCTATTTGCTCGTAGCCGTCCCAGCATGGCGCTTTAAAGTCGTGCGTTTCGCATGGCATGTACCACGTTTGGCCCTCTTCGTCTGTATGTTCGTGATGTCCTTTACAGCCTATTTCTTTGGCTGCAGCTTCGGCCTCTTCTATTGTGCTATATGCCGTTTTGCCGTCTATTTCTGTAGCCGACATAGACAATTTTTGCCCTGTTTGCTCTTCTACCTCTTCTACCGTTCTAGCGTTTTCTAAGTCTATAAACTCTAGCGGCTGTAAGGTCTTTATATATAGGTTTAAGCTAACGTCGTTAAAGGCTAGTATTGCGTCAAAGCATTTTAAAATAAGGTCTTGAAAGGGCCTTATTACGGTATTATCAAATAAAATACTAGCGCTGGCAAGCTCTTGGGCGTTTGATCCTAGGCCAGTATTGTTTTTAATTCCTAGTAGCATAGGCGACGTAATTCTGTGGCCTATGATAATTTTTTGAGAGCTTTCTTCTGACAAAAAACTATATTGTTGGTGCGCGTCTGACAGCTGTATAGTTTCGACTGTCGCTTGCTCTTCGGACCCATTATTGAAAGCTAAAATTATGCGTCCAGCATTGGACGTCCCAGTATATTTACTGTAAATTTTTTGTTCTATTTCGCGTTGCGTCTCTTCGTCTGGTATGCCGCTATTCATATTCATTAAGAGCGACGGTGCCATACCGTTAAGTAAGCTGTTTAAGTGAAAATTTGATATTTCGCACTCCATTTCTATATACTGGGTTGCCCCCTGGTAGTCTACAGGCGAATAATAATAAAAACCTGGCTTGTATGGTTTAATACAATAAATTTCTATGCTTTCGCTAGACATACCAAAAGCTGGTATACGTTTTAATTCTTTTTTGTTTTTTACGTCTGCCCAGTCGCTGCTGTAGTAGTAAGCCTCAATTTCGCCGTCTTCGTTCATGCGTTCAGCTCGTAACGTTTCTATAGGAAAATGGTCCACTTGCGCGACTTGCGTACGCTCTTGGTTATATATTACCTGTACGCTTGCCTGGCCAAATAGCTTTAAGTCTATGGCTATTTTATGTAAGCACTCGTCTGTAAATAGTTTTTTCATTACAGCGTAACCGTTTGGGTTTTTACTGCTGTCTGTAGCGTCTACGCCGCGCCCAGCTATAAGCTGCGCAATACCGTTAATAGCTGCCGAATTTGTTGGCGAGCCGTTAAAAAGGTCGTTTAGGTAGCTATAGTACAAATTGTCAGAGCCATAACTAACCCAGGCTTGCTGTTTGTCTTCTATAATTTCTGGCGACGTATAAGTGTTTAGGTTTATAAATTTTAAACCGCCTTTTACGCTAGGTTTTTTTTGTTGTTTTTTCATAATACTATATAGTCATTGTCGAAAGTGTCTTGCGTTTGGTATTCGCCTTTATTTATGCTATACCTTTTATTTTGCGCCTGGTCTATGTCTTGGTCTGTACAGAAAATTTTATCTACTACAAAATTAAATAACGGTTTGCTGTCGTCCCAGTTGTCTTGCGAAAGCTGCCAAAGGTCTAAATTCGTATTCCATACGTCAAAGTCTTTAACTAGCTCTACGTCGTAAAAATGACCCTCTACTAAATTAAAAACGCCAGTAACTTTAATAAAGTCGTTTTCTTGTACCATAGTAGGCGTATAAATTACGGTCTCGTTAGTTTGGTCGTCTCTAAAACTTAAAAACTCTGTTATTTCGTAACTTTGCGGTATAAAGTAAAACGTTTGCTCGTCAGTTGTCGGCTTTAATACTTTCATATCTATATAACGTTATAATTTAGTTTTTTGCTTAAAAAAAAAGAGCGCATTTCTGCGCCCTCTTTATAGCCTAAGCATATACCTATTTAACCCCTTATATTATGCTGGCTCAATTTGTGATGCACTCTCATTGTCAGTAACTACTGTTGCTGCCGTAAAGTATGCTGGTAGCGTTTCTTGCGCGTTAAAAGTAATAGCGCTAAAACCGCTTAAGTCGCCGTAGGCTTGCCCAGTTGTTATAGACCCGCCAGAGCTATGGCACCCATTTGTAGCGCCCATTAAAAAATAATTTTCGTTGTAGTCTTCGACAAAAATATGCGTTCTAGCTTTTAGTAAGTCTTGTAGCTCGAATTGCGTCGCTTTGTCTAATTTTTTCAACGTAACCGTTAAAGTTTGATCGTAAAAGACGCTGCCGTTTTCAGCGCTAGCCGTTATAGCTTGCTCTAAACCGTTGCTACCCTCTACGTCGTATTTGTATAGCGTAGGCGTACCCCCTATTGTTTCTAGCTCGCCTGTAGTTGCGCTTACGTTTAAGGCCCCTAGCGTGCCATAGCTGGCAACGTAAAAGGCTTTAATGCCACCTACAGAGCTAGTACAAGGTAAAGTACGTCCTATACTTAATGTATTACAGCTCATAAATTTATGTTTTTTAGTGTTATTAAAAAAAAAGGGCGGTAGGCTTTGAGCTTACCTACCCTTAATTTTATTAAATATTTGTTTTATTATGCTAAAGTATAGAGCGTCAAATCTTGCGATACTCCATAATTTACGCCAGCTTGAAAGCGTAGCACTACTCTGACATTGTCCGAGCCGTCAAGGTCTGCCATGTCTAGCAATTTAGCACTTGTCTGTCCCATGTCGTCTAGCAAAGCTGTACCAAAGAATAAGTTTGATTTTTCAGCCGCTACAATATGGTCTGCTGGCATACCTGGGGCCTTAAATACTTTAATTCCCTCAAAAGTTAAGCCGCCGTTATCGTACCAAAGTGAGCCTCTATTGTCTACGCCGTTAGCGCCGCCGCCGTTACCAGCTACTGCACCGAAACCGCCTAAACTTCTAACGTATTTTTGAAACGCGCCAGTTGGTAAATATAAGTGTAGGTCTTCTTTACCATAAACTGCTGCTGGTATAGCGTCTACTACTTTGCCTAGCTCTTCTACAATATTTGCAGCTGTAAAAGCTGTAGCCGTTACGCCTGGTACGTCGTTTACGTTACCGTCAGCTAAAGCCTCTACTGTAATACCTGTAAACTCGCCAGGGTTTGCACCTAAACCGCCCCAGATATTTTGCTCTGTTTTCTCTGCTACTTTGGCTGCTACGTGTGCCATAATAAAGTCAGCAAAAGAAGACGGCAAATTTTTGTATGCGCTGTTGCCCATTTCTAAAGCTAAATAGTCGCTTAAAAAGTCTTTTTTGCAAATTTCTAAATTTACTTGGAAAGGCTTAATTTCTAAAATTCGCTCTTCTAGCGTAATTTGATCCGCTGTAACTGTAAAGTCGCAAGTTGCGTCGCCTACAATACCTGTAGAAGACAATTTTTTAATTACTTCTTTGTATTTTACATTTGGTTTTACGGTAATACCGCCTTTGTCGATAGTGTCCCCAGACAATAAAGCTGCAGATATCATTTCGCCTAGGTATTGCCCCTCGTAGCTAGTTGTGATGCTATCTACTGACCCATTACCTGTAATTGTACGTAAGTGTGTTTTTCTCATTTTTTTATTAATTTGTACGTTTGTTATTTTTATTTAAATAGTTTACTAAATACTCTGTCTTTGGTTGTATTGAAATTTGCACCTTGACTGTATAAGTTTTGTTTTACTGTTTGTTTTGCCTCTGGGTTATGTTTCATTGGCTTGCGAGCTGGTTTTTGACTAGACATTTTTTCCTTTTTGTCTTCTTGGTCTTCAAACTTTTTGTAAAGCTCTTCTACTTGCTCTTTAACCTCTTCTAAAACTGGCGCCACTACTTCGACTACTGCCTCTACAATAGCTGCTACCTCTTCGGCTGCTATCTCTGGCACGTCTTCGACGACTACCTCTTCTAGCTCTTCTTTTTTCTCTTCGTCTTCGTCGTCTTCCATTTTTTCGACTTCCATAGCGTCCTTAACCTCTGCGATAGTACCCTCTTCGGCTACTACTACAATTTGGCCGTCAGCTGTCGTATACTCGCCTATTGGCAAAGCGATACGCTCGTCGTCAGATACTATAAAAACAGCTTGCCCAGCCTCTAAAGCGTCTGCCTCGATAACTGTTTCGCCGTCTTCTAGCGTCATTTGTGCTAAACCTATTCTAGCACGTAGCAAAGTTTTAATTTGCGATAACATTTCTGTTGCTTTCATATTTATTAATTTATTATTGTTTATTGTTTATCTCCAAAAGTCAGCATAACCAACGTATGGCACTACTTCGTAATATTTTCTTTTAGCATCTTCAAATAAAACGTCTGCGTTGTCTACTCTAGCTTTTAGGTCTTCGTAGTCTGCGTATACGTCGCTGGGGTCAATTCCCAGCTCTTCGCTTTTTGCCTCTAGGTCGTTTAGTGCGTTACGCATAATT